TTCTATCGACCCAGAAACAGGACTACGGCCCTATGAAAAACTCGACATACAAACCGGCGAAATATGGCAACTTTGCCCGGAGTTCCAAGTGTCATCCCTCAAGCCAGCGATCGGATTACGTTGGCTTGAATCTAACTTCCGAGAGGTCTTTCCAGCTGACTCAGTGGTTATGGACGGCAAAGAGTATCCGCCACCTCGGTTCTATTACAAATGGCTCAAAGATAATCAACCCGACCTCTGGGCCGAAGTTAAAGCTAAACGCCTTAAAGCAAACGCTGACCTACCTTACGAAAAAGGCCTCCGCCTTCACCAAAAAGCACAAGCAGTAAACGCACGACTCACTAAATACAAACGACCAACCCATTCAAAGGAACAAAAATGATTCACAATGTGTTCACAATCTTCGACGCCAAGGCTGAAGCCTATCTTCCTCCGTTCATCTTGCCGAAAACCTCAATGGCAAAACGCACGTTCTCAGACTGCGTAAACTCAAAAGACCATCAATTCGGCGCCCATCCGGAGGACTACACTCTCTTCACCATCGGCACCTTCGATGACGAAACCGCTCAGTACAATCTCCTATTGACTCCCGAATCTCTTGGACTCGGAATTGAGTACGTGGTAAAAGAACCCGATACACAGCAACTGGACATGATCGGGGATACTAATGGCGCGGAAATACGGGAAGTCAAAGGGTAATCACACATTCTCACAAGTACCGAAGGCACAAATTCCTCGATCATCGTTCGATAGATCGTCTAGCCTAAAAACTGCCTTCGACGCCGGGTACCTCGTCCCGATCTTCGTGGACGAGTGTTTACCCGGCGACACATTCAACCTGCGGGCCTCCCTTTTCGGGAGGCTTGCCACTCCAATCAAGCCCCTCCTTGACAACCTGTACCTCGAGACGTTTTGGTTCTTTACGCCTACGAGACTCCTGTGGGAAAACTGGGAAAAGTTCAACGGTGCGCAGGATAATCCCGGCGACGATACGAACTTTACTGTCCCGGTACTTAACGGACCAAATTTAACTGGACAAGGGACCCTCTGGGATTACTTCGGCTGTCCCGTTCTCGACGGAGGCGTCGGAATCGACCCGGATAACCTCCCCGTCAACGCGCTGCCGTTTCGGGCGTTCTCGCTAATTTATAATGAATGGTTCAGGGACCAAAACCTGCAGGGATCAACAAACGTCCCTACAGGGGACGGGCCTGACACGCTTTCCAGCGGTTTCCCGACGGTAACAACTACAAGCGTATACGCGAGGCCAATGCGTCGCGGTAAACGTCACGATTATTTCACTTCAGCACTTCCATGGCCGCAAAAAGGCGACCCGGTTACGGTTCCGCTCGGCGATACCGCTCCGGTTATCGGTAATCCGGCCACTGACCAGACCCCGCAATTTAATGTCGGTACGGCATCCGGCCCGCTTCAATCTCAGTTATCCGTGGATACTGTCCATTGGCAATCTAGCGGGTCCGGCACAACCGACGCATCATGGAGTGATCCGCGCCTGGTCGCCGATCTCTCAGAAGCAACCGGCTTCACTATCAATCAACTTCGACAGTCATTCCAAATTCAACGTCTACTCGAGCGCGATGCGAGGGGCGGAACAAGGTACGTGGAAGTCCTCAAAAGTCACTTCGGCGTCACCTCACCCGATGCGCGGCTCCAGCGTCCTGAATTTTTATCGGGATCTTCTCAAATGATCTCTGTCGCGCCTATCCCGCAGCAATCTCCGTCGGACATCGCTGTCGATCTCACACCGCAAGGCAACCTCGCCGGCATGGGAGTCGTTCAGGGTAAAGCTGGCTTTACCAAATCCTTCGTGGAACACGGCTACATTATCGGCATCGCCAACGTGCGGGCCGATCTCACCTATCAACAGGGACTCAATCGTATGTGGTCCCGTTCTACTCGCTTCGATTTCTTTTGGCCTGCGCTTAGCCACTTAGGCGAGCAGGCAATCTTGAATAAAGAAATCTTCGCCCAAGGAACAGCCGAGGACGACAACGTATTCGGCTATCAGGAGTCTTGGGGCGAATATCGATACAAACCTTCTCTGGCCACGGGCATTATGCGAAGTCAAGCCGATGCGTCTCTCGACGTATGGCATCTTGCCCAAGACTTCGCAACGCTTCCTACACTCTCTGCCGAGTTCATCGAGGATAATCCGCCAGTAGACCGCGTAATCGCGGTCCAAACCGAACCCCACCTCTTACTCGACGCCTATTTCAAACTCAGGTGCGCACGCCCGATGCCACTGTACGGAGTACCGGGTCTAATCGATCACTTCTAATAACGGCGAACCGATGTCGAAGGTTCTGGCAAGGCCAGTTCTTCGACGTCGGGGCGGCGTAACACAAAGGAAAACAAGATGGACCCAGCTATCGTAGGCGGCGCACTAACCGGCCTCGGCTCTGTCGTCGGTGGATGGTTCGGCTCAAAAGGACAAGAGTCTGCCAACAAGGCAAATCTCCAAATCGCCCGTGAACAAATGGCGTTTCAGGAACGTATGTCTGGAACGGCCTACCAACGCGCAGCAAAAGACCTACAAGCCGCGGGCCTTAACCGAATATTGGCCCTCGGCAATTCTGCAAGCACACCTCCCGGCGCTAGCGCCACAATGCAAAACGCAAAAGCCGCACTCGGCGCGGGGATCGGCAATGCCGTGCCCGCCGCCGTTAATACGGCACTTACCGCCGCTCAGGCTAGAAAAACCAGCTATGAAGCTGACGTAAACGAACCCAAAGCAATTGCGGCCCGGGCACTGTCCCGGCTCGCAAAAACTGTCGAAAAACCTATAAATGAGGCAATCGACAAAGCGGTCCCTGTCGCCAAGGATCTCGTCAAAAAAGGTATCGCCAAAGTCGAGGACTTTGAGGGCTTCATGTCCGGCGAAACCGTGCCCTCTGGCGATCCGATCAACTCCGCTAAAAAAGGGTTCGGCAATCCCGGCAAACGCACACCGGAACAAAAAGCACGAGCGGAAGTTCTGCTCGCTGCTATAGCCACCTATCAGGGAATCGTAGAATCCAAAGGTGGCGACAAACTCTCGAAAGAGGAAAAAAAGAAAATCTGGCTCATGGCCCAGAAAAAAGCGGTATCAGACCGCGCTAACCGAAAGGATAAAGAACGTGCCAAAGGCAAAAACTAGACCACACGCAATTACGTTCACGCAACCGTCGCTCACACGCCAGTCCTTTAAGGACGAGTGCGACGTAAATCAGATAGTGAAACGCTACACCGAAACCGGAATGATCAATCACATTCCGAGGACAACTCCTCAATATGGCGATGCCCCGGAAGGGGACTTCTTTGAAGCCGCGATAGTAAACGCGGATATCGCCTCACAAATCGAGGCTGGCACCCTCGATCTGGACGCTATAGCGTCCGAACCGGAAGCGGAGCTCGAGCTCGAGCCCGACCCCGAAAAGGCCGAAGAGGCCTCTCAGGAGCCGTCAGGCGACCCGTCAAGCACGCCCAAAGAAAGTGATTGACGCAGCAGATTACCTCTTGTATATAATCTGCTAGGTGACAAAGGGGCGACACCCCCACAGTCACCGCACAAACAAACAAAAGCCCGGAGGGCACAAAATGAGACGTTCCAAAATGAAAAAGCGCAAATCCCGCAAGCTGTTCAGCAAAACAGCCCGGAAAGTCCATCGAAAAAATATTCCATCTGGACGAATAATGCGCGGCGGAATCCGTCTCTAAAACAAAAAAAGGCCCGGAACTCGACCCAGTTCCGGACCTAAAAGGCAGAAACAAATCATGGCTTGTCTCTACCCGAAACCAGCATATCTCAGCACTGAAGGTAAAGTCACATTCGTTAGGCATGAAAAAGCTCTTGGCTCTAACGGCTTTATCCATATCCGCTGCGGGATGTGCAATGGCTGTAAAGCCGACCACGCACGAGACTGGGCAATTCGGTGCTATCACGAATCCCAATGTCATCACGTGTCATGTTTCGTTACTCTCACCTACGACGAAACCCACCTCCCCGCCTGCGGCTCTCTCGACAAACGCGATCTGCAATTGTTTTGGAAAAACCTCAGAGCAAAATTAGGCGTACCTATACGTTATTTTGCAGCCGGGGAATATGGGACCCGGAAAGGTCGTCCTCATTATCACGCTATAATTTTCGGATGGATGCCCTCAAAACGGTATCCCGTTGACATCTCCGATAAAGGACACATTCAATACACGCACCCAATCCTTCAGGACGCGTGGCAAAAAAGAGGGCGAATCGTATTCACCGATTTCGACCCTTCATGCGCCCGTTACGTGGCGCACTACACGGCAGACAAATTAAAATCTTATGCTGCCGATTCTATCGACCCAGAAACAGGACTACGGCCCTATGAAAAACTCGACATACAAACCGGCGAAATATGGCAACTTTGCCCGGAGTTCCAAGTGTCATCCCG